TTAAAACCATAGCTTTATTATTAGAGGATGTAAAAAAATGCATCCTCTTTTTTTTTCTTTATCTTTGTAAAAAGATTACAAATGATAAATTCTGTCAGAGCAACAGTGCTAGCTGTATTGAACAAGAATAACTACGGGTATATATCTCCGTCAGACTTTGATTTATATTGTAAGCAAGCACAATTAGATTTATTTGAAGATTATTTTTATGCTTACAACTATCAGATAAACAAAGAGAATGCTAGGCAATCAGGCACAGGGATGGCTGATATTAAAAAAGGTTTAGCAGAAGTAATTGAGTTCTTTTCAGTTACAGCCAATTTAACACACATTGCGGTTAACACTTTTACTGTGCCTACTACGGCTACTACAGGTAGTGATTATTATCTTATTAACAAAGTCCTATTTAATAATGGAACTAAGTTAAAGGAAATGGAAAAGGTAACGCATAGCAAGATAACTATGCTTAACAACTCTTTACTTACTGCACCAAATGAAACATTTCCTGCATATACTTTGGAGGGAGATGTTGTAACAGCCTACCCTACTACTATTGATGCTAATGGTGAGGTTCAGTGTCAATACTTTAGATACCCTAAAGACCCTAAGTGGACTTATAAAGATATGAGTCTTGTGACAGGAGGAGAACCTGTATTTGATGGAACGGCTGCAGACTATCAAGACTTTGAGTTACCTTTGTCTGACGAACCTAACTTAGTAGTAAAGATATTAGAATACGCAGGAATTTCAATTAGGGAAGGAGATGTATATCAATTTGCTAAGACAGAAGAAACACAAAACATTCAAGAAGAACGATAGACCATGGCTTATATAAATCAATATGCATATTACGAAAACTCAGGAGCAGTTCCTGAAAATGCTAATTGGGGTTCATACCAATACGTTAGCTTAGAAGATGTTGTTAACAATTTTATGTTAATGTATAATGGGAACCATGAGTTAGTTAACAATGAAGAACGATACAAGATTTTATTCCACGCAAAGAGAGCGATACAAGAATTAAACTATGATGCGTTTAAAGAAATAAAGACGCTAGAGTTAGATGTATGCGACACATTACGCTTTATCCTGCCCTCAGACTACGTTAATTGGGTAAGGGTATCCTTGTATAAGGATGGATATTTAAGACCGCTTACAGAGAATATTCAGATTAATGGAGCAAGTGCATATTTACAGGACAATGACTGTAGAATTTTATTTGATGCAAATGGTAACGCTTTATCTCCTCAATACTCAGAGATTGATTTTGATAGGATAACTAAAAAGAAAAAAACTATTTATCTTAACGAGCAAAGTCCATACAATGGTAAGCAAGGATATTGCTGTGATGGTGATTGGTATTTTGAATATAACATTGGAGCAAGGTATGGTTTGAATACAGAGACTGCTAACTTTAATCCTACGTTTAGGATAGACAATAAAGGTGGTGTTATAAACTTTAGTTCGGATATGTCAGGAGAAACTTGTATCTTGGAATACGTTTCAGATGGTATGGAGAATGGAGTAGACTCAAGTGTTACTGTTAATAAATTATTTGAGGATTACATATATGCATACATTCAGTATGCAATACTTAATAGTAAACTTGGAACACAAGAATATATTGTAAGGAGAGCACAGAAAAACAAATCAGCTTTACTACGAAACGCAAAAATTAGAATAAGTAATATTCATCCGGGTAGACTCTTAATGAATCTACGTGGAAGAGATAAATGGATAAAGTAGAATGCCTAACTTAAAAAGAAATTTCATTAGAGGTAGAATGAATAAGTCTCTTGATGAGAGACTTGTGCCTCAAGGAGAATATGTAGATGCAATGAATGTTCGCCTTGGTTCTACTGAGAATAGCGAGATAGGTTCTGTTGAAAATACAAAAGGTAATACAGCATTAACAGACATTGAGGTTAACGGGCAGAAGTTAAGTCCCTCAGCAAAATGTATTGGTGCGTTTGAAGACGGAGCAAGAGAAACAATCTATTGGTTTGTTACTGACCATAGTTTTCCTGTAGCCGGAGCTACTACACAGAAGTGTGACTTAATAATGTCATACGATACCAATACCACAGTTACTACCTATCACATAATAAGTATTAATGATGGTACAGGAAATGCAACTAAACTAAACTTTAATTCACAATATCTCATCACAGGTGTAGACATGGTAGATGATATGTTATTTTTTACCGATGACTATAATCCTCCTAGAAAAATAAATATAAAAAAGAATTACCCTGACCCTACTCCTGCAGGTGCAACAGGCATTGATGATTTTGATGTAAAAGATATCTTGGTTATTAAAGCTCCACCTACTGAAGCTCCAACATGGGTTAAGAGTCCTGCACCTGTATTAAATCAAGAGAACTTTATTGAAGATAGGTTTATTTGTTTTGCTTATAGATATAAGTATGAGGATGGTGAGTATAGTGCAACATCTCAATTTAGTGACCCTGCATTTATATCATCTCCATTTGCTATTAATACTACAGCATTTTTAAATTCGGGAATGATAAACTTAATCATTTCAGTTGATGTAAGTTATGACACAGGAGGACCATTAGTAAAAGGAATTGATTTGTTATTTAAAGAAGCTAATGATTCTACTATAAAAGTAATTCAAAAGTTGGATAAAGTAAAGGAAGGTATTCCTGATAATGTCACACAGACATTTACTTTTGACAATAGTAAAATATACACGATACTTCCTACCTCAGAGATACTTAGATTATATGATAATGTACCAAGGTTTGCTAAGGCTCAGAGTATAATGGGTAATCGTTTGATGTATGGTAACTATGTGGATGGATATAATTTAAAAGATGCGAATGACAATGATATTCAGCTAGATTATTCTTGCGAAAAGTTCTCAACTTTTATTGAAAACGAAACGCTTACGCCAACATATACAACTGTAGATTACAATTTATACACACCAATAACAGTAACTAACGCAGGGTTTTCAGTAGACCTTTCTAATGTAAGTTTAGATGCAGGTTCAATATTTTCTTTTGGAGTTACTTTTATCCACAGTTCTTTTCAGGGAGCTAGTGTACCTACTGCCACTACACCACCATCCGAAATACAATTCTTATTTACATTAAACCAAACATATAGTAATGTATATGATATGGTTAATAGTACGGAATTTTTAAATAGTATTGGAACGGTTACTAACATTCAGCCTATGGCTAATGCGTGTAACGGTACTACACTTACGGATAGTTTTAATTGCATACTACCTGCAACCTTAAATGCTTTTACCAAAACCGATAGTGGTATTGGTAGTGCGTTAGGACAACCTATAAACGTGGTGTCAAGTATTGGTAGTAGTGTGGTAGAGTTTGAGTTGTTAGCAGCACAGTATGTTAGTGGTACAACAAATGCATATGAGTATTATAAAATACAGGTAGCAGAAGCATTCTTTCAGAATATAGCTGATACAAAAAGTTTACATAGCGACAGAGATTACGAGGTAGGTATTATTTATATGGATGAATTTAATAGAGCTACCACTACTTTAGTAAGCACCAACAATGACGTACACATTCCTTGTTCGGACTCAGTAAATAAGAATCAAGTAAAGGTAACTATACCTACATATATGCTTGCTCCAAGTTGGGCAACACGTTACAAGTTTGTAATGAAGGAGAGTTTACAAAATTACAATACTATATATAGTAACTTTTTTGTAAATGACCCTGACACTAGTACAGAGAGTTGGTTTTTAATTCAAGGAGAAAATGCAGCAAAGATAGAGATAGGAGATAGATTGAAAGTAAAGGCTGATAGTAATGGTGCATTAGGACAATGTGCAGTAACTACGGTGTTAGATAAAGAAGCAAAGAATGCAGACTTTGCTGCTTCAGGAGGTCCACCTGCAACACCTGAATCACCTGCCGGAACTTACATGAAGTTGTCTACTAATAACTTTGCGGCTGTATATGATTCTAACTCTGTAATAGATTGTGGTAAACAAACTGTTAAACAAACTTTTAATGGTTCTTATCCTGAGCTTTCGTATAGTTTAGCAGCACTTACCGATTCAGCAGGAAATGCCCTTAGCATTCCTGCAGGTAGTATAATTACTATTGAAATAGAATTTGTAAGGAGAGGTAGTGGTGATGGAAACGGTAATTGTGGTAGAGATAGTTATAGATACAATAAAGTTTTTACAGCTAGTCAGTCATTTAGTGACATTCATGCGTGGTTTGTAGGGGATAATATTAACATAGAAGACCCGTTAGGGTGTGATGTTGGTACTACTGAAACCTGTAACTCAAATGTATTTGACCCTGTTCTTGGAAGTACGGCAGCTCCTGCAGCTCCGAACAATAGTGTAAATCAATATCAGTTTTTGGCAGACCCTGCTTTACCAACTGAACCACAAAAATTTTATCTTTCATCAGGGACACCTGCTTGTTCTCAAGCATTAAATTATCCTAAACGAGCATCAACTATTAGCTGTAGGATAGAGGTGGTTAGACTAACCAACAATTTTATATTTGAGACCGAACCTCAAGATGCAGTGCCGGATATTTTTTATGAAGGCTCAATGTCTTATGGTATATCAAATGGATACCATAGAACTTTTAATCCTGAGAGTCCAAATAATGTAGACCAAACTGCAATTGCTAACGGGATTGTATATCTTGATTTCTTTAACTGTTTTACTTTTGGGAATGGAGCTGAGAGTTATAAGATAGAAGATTCTATTATTGGGAACAACTTTAACTTAGGCAATAGAGTTGTATCAGTTTCATCACAAGATTTTAAAGAAGCAGATAGATTTGCTGACATTACTTATAGTGGTGTATACAATGATGAATCGAATGTAAATAAACTAAATGAATTTAATTTAGGATTATTAAACTTTTTACCTCTTGAAGATTCATTCGGTCCTATACAGATTCTTCATGGTAGAGAGACTGACTTGCTTACGCTACAGGAAGACAAGATATCTTATGTAACGGTAGGTAAGAATATATTAACTGATGCAGTAGGTGGAGGTACAGTTACATCCATCCCTGAAGTATTAGGGCAACAAGTTGCAAGACTTGATGAGTATGGTATTAGTAATAACCCTGAGAGTTTTGTAGTGTACTC